TTTCATAATCTGGATTAATTTGAGAACAATACTTATACAGTTTATCAATCGTTTCCATAATAATTTTTGTAATATTAAATATTTATATATTCAAAAATACTTTCAATATAAATACTTTTATGGTAGAAAGTATTTTTATGTTCTGGGAATATAATGAAAAAGAATTTATAGAAACTCCCAAAGGCATGGAAGGATTTGTTTATATAATAACAAATCTAACAAATGATAAAAAATATATTGGAAAAAAATCCTTTTGGACAAGACGAAAGGATAAGAAGACTGGTAGAAGAAAGACCAAAGAAAGTGATTGGAAAAAGTATTTTGGTTCTTGTGATGATCTGAATAAAGATGTAAAACTTCTTGGTGAAGATAAATTTTTAAGAGAGATACTTTATTTGTGCCCCCACAAAAAATCTATGTCCTATTATGAGACTATGGAACAATTCAAAAGAGATGTTCTAATGACAGACGATTATTATAATACAAATATTGAAGGAAGATTTTTTGTAAGTGAAAGATCTGGAATTTATGAAGTTGTTCTTAGAAATGATAAATTCTGTGATATGAGAAGTGAAAAAATGAAAGACAAATCATACAATCCAATGCATAAACCAGAAGTTCGTGAGAAGTTTAGTAAAATGTATTCTGGTGAAGGGAATCCTATGTATGGTAAAAAACTTACAGAAGAGCATAAAAAAACACTCACAACATCAAGAAATGTAAAAGTGAGTGATGGAACAACTATATGGGAAAGTGTCACTTCATATATTAAAGAAAAAAAGATAGGATTTCAAAAGTATAAGAATCATTTAAAAGAAGGTCTAATCTTTATCGTTAATTGATTCTATTATAGTTCTTGGATTGTTATGACTTATTGGTAATGAGATAAACAAAACCGTAATCATCCCTAACATCATTCCAACTAAAAGGGAGCTACATATAGAGCTATAGGTTTTCATAATCTACCATTCATATATTCCATAGTCTAGCATATTTGGACAAAAAAAGAGACCCTATGGTCTCAAGATATAATATTTAATCTAAAATCCTCCTACATATGCGTTTACATTCGCTTTGTTTCAGTGTATCGCACTCTATTAAACACTCGTAGTAGTCATTGATTGCTTGATTTTCTGTAATAAGGGAGTCTACAGAGTCTTCAAAACACCTCCACTCATTTAATTGTGATTTCGATAGTAAGTTGTGCATATTCATTCTCCTGCAAAAAAGTAGATTCATAATGTAGACAAGAGACAGTCATCTTAACCTCCTTAATTCTGTACTATGTATACAGTTTGTGTGCGAATCAATACATTTTAGCAATAAAAATTTATGCCTACGAGTATATACTCATAAAAAAGAGACCCGAAGGTCTCAAGATTAATAGTTTTTAACTTTAAGTTTTAAAAAATTATACCTCAAAACTTCATGAGGCAGCCAAGGTTGAGGACCATATCTAAGTAATCTGAGATCCTCATCTGATAATTCGACAGTGCTATCTGCCATCAACTTAATTGCCCATTGTTTCATCATAGTTTAAATTGTGAGAACGTATCTGCCTTGACATCTTGCTTGATGCCTCCTACTACATAAGACTCTACTTCCGTCTCTTGTGGTGCCACCTGAAGTCCTTTAGAGGATATCCAATGCTCAGTCCATGGTAATGGATTATTCTTTGCTGGAATATCATAGACAGGTTTTAGACCAATAGACTTCATACGACGATTTGCAACCCACTCAACGTAGTTCTTAAGTAGTTTATCGTTCAGACCAATCATTGATCCATCTTTGAACAGATACTCTGCCCACTTCTTCTCTTCATTAACAGCACGGTCGAACATAGCATATGTCCACTCCTCTTCCTCCTTCATGATCTGTGCCATTTCAGGATCATCACCCTGCTTCCATTTATTCAGAATGTTCTGAGTAATTGCTAGGTGCTGATTCTCATCTCTTGCAATAAGAGAAATTATTTTTGCAGATCCTTCCATGAGTTTAAGCTCACCAAAGGCGAAACTACAAGCAAAACTAACGTAGAACCGAATACCCTCAAGAACGTTAACGTTTGCAACTGCTCTGTAGAGTTTCCGTTTGACATCTTTAATTTCCCATTTGGATGAAGGTGAGTCTCTAAAATCTTCTTGCCACATATTACCATTGCCCCAAGTTTGGGCACTATTGATAAAGTCATCATATGCACCCGTAACACTCGCAGCACGTTCTAGAATACGTTCGTCTGTGACAATCCGATCAAAGACCTCAGAAGGGTCTGCATAGATATTCTTAATAATATAGGTATAAGAACGACTATGAATCATCTCCATAAATCCCCAGACTTCCATACATGCTTCTAGTTCGGGTAGACTGCAATAAGGTATAAAAGCCATCCCAGGACCACGCCCTTGTATGGAGTCAAGCATAATCTGGTACTTGAGGTTACTGGTATAGATATGCTTTTGTTCTGGACGAAGTGTTTGATAATCTCCACGATCTTTCTGTAATGAAACTTCTTCTGGTCTCCAAAAATAACCAAGTTGTTGAGTTGTTAGTTTATCAAAAATTGGATACTTGTAGGAATCATACCTCTGAATTCCAAGAGGAGCACCAAAAAACATTGGTTGCTTCTTTGTATTTACTTGTTCAGTATTGAAGACGGTCATGCCTTCAATTTTAATTTTGGGATCATCTACAGATGATATCTTAAATTGCACAGCTGTCACAGGATTCTTCCTCGGATTGACTTAATTCTTCTAAAATTGCGTTTAGTTGTTCTTTTTTGTCGTCATCAACTTCATCAGTCTTATTATCATATGTATTCTGATAGTAACTAGTCTTCCATCCCATCTTGTATGTTGTCAAGAAGTCTTGTGCCATTACAGAGACTGGAACTTCATTGTCAGGATAGTTCTCAGGGTTATAAGACCAGTTACCACTGATGGCTTGGTCAAAGAACTTCTGCATCACAGCAACAATATTAATGTAACCTTCGTTATTCTTCATATCCCAAAGCAATGTATAATTGTTTTTCAGTGTATTATACTGTGGAACAATCTGCTTAAGAGGACCTTTCTTGGACTTCTTAACGGACAGGTATCCTCTAGGTGGTTCGATTCCATTAGTTGCGTTTGACACAACGGAACTACTCTCTGAAGGCATCTGTGCGGACAGTGTGCTGTGTCTGAGTCCAAACTCATTGATAGATGCGCGAAGACTCTCCCAATCATGTACTAACTCCTGACTACAGATTTCATCGACATCATTCTTATATGTATCAATGGGGAGAATTCCATCAGCATACTTAGTACGATGGAAATAATCACAAGCACCCTTCTCTTTTGCAATCTCATTTGATGCTTTGAGAAGATAGTACTGGAATGATTCAGTTAGACCATGAACTGCATCCCATGCCTCTTGATCACCATAGTTAAATCCAAGTTTGGCAAGGTAATGTGCAAGACCGATATAACCAACTCCAAGAGACCTACGTGCTTTTGTAGCAACCTCTGCGGCAATGATAGGATACTTCTGATAGTCAATGAGTTCTTCTAGACCACGGACAGAAAGATCGCAAAGATTCTCTAGATCTTCATCCGACTTTACTTTTCCAACGTTGATAGCAGACAGAATGCATAGAGCAATCTCACCTTCACCATCAATATGTTGGAGGGGTTTAGTTGGAAGAGTAATTTCCTGACATAGATTACTCATCTCTATCTTATCCTTGAAGGACGAGTGAGAATTGCAATGATCGATATTCATGATGTAAATACGACCTGTCTCTGCACGTTCCTTTAAGAGACTTAGAAAGAGTTCCTGTGCCCCGACAGTCTTTCTTGGAGTAAACTTATCTGATTCATAACGTACATAGAGATCGTCAAATGAATCAGTACCAAAAGCATCATAGAGACCTGGTACGTCGTGCGGTGAGAATAGGCTAATCTCTCCATTCTCAATGAAACGTTCGTAGAAAATTTTTGAAATTTGGATTGAGTAGTCAAGTTTCCTCACTCGATTGTCTTCTGTTCCTTTATTGTTCTTGAGAACAATAATGTCTTCTATTTCCTGGT